AGACGGTCAACATTTCGTTGAAGTAGGTTCGCTTATTTCCAGACGAATTATACTCAACGTTCTTGTTTCTCAAGTCATAATATCGATCGCTGTAAAGATTGGACGGGTCGCCAATCAATTGCATCACACCACTTTTACCAACGTAACGAATGATGTCTTTGTTTTTTGCGTCTTGTGGATCGATAAAGAATCCCAATTGGTTTGACTCACCCGAAACGGTTTCGATTTGACTGGTCGAACGATCATCGGCATCAAACCTAGCTTCGGTGGTGTAATCCAACTTACGGATTTTTTTATTTTTGTATTTGTTGGGGCCGTATTTTGAAGCATCGATATCTTGTTGATATGTCAATTCTTCATAATGATACGGATAAACTGAAGCCGAACTCCAAGTGCAAGTAGAACTGTTAAATGATGCCGACCACGCTTGCCCGATGACAGATGGGAAGTTTCTAGCAATAATTTGAACTGATCCAGTAGGATGATTTGACAACCAACGTTGGTTTATGATAGCCACGGATTGACTATAAATGGTTGTGTTGATTGAACTGCTTAAATTGACTGGATCCGAATAATAATTTGGTATGGCGTAATAAGACGATCCATTATCCATCCATACCGCCGAAGAACCGCTCAAGTTGTAATAGAGTGATTGTGGATAATCCAAGGACAATCTTACCCACAAATTTTTATAGGCACTGGCGGCGTTATAGCCATACGAATTCAAATCGTTGACGTGCTCTTCAAAATCATTGTCAGAAAGTGGGATATCCCAAATTGACAATTTGTCTAATGTCCCTTTGAATGTACCATCGCTTAGGTAGAAACGACCATACTGATTGAAAATGGTGTTATCTAATGATTGCAAATACACACTAGACGATGATTGGAATAGCTGCCGACCATTTTCGTTTCGTTGAACGATCAAATCGTATTTGGTTGGATAATCGTTATTACTGGATGTCACTTCAAAATTGGCATCAACGTCATTACGTCGTACCATGACACTGAAAATTTCACCGTTGTAAATAGGTAAACTATCACTTTCCAATGACACTCCGGTAGAACCAGAGCCCATCTGAAACGTTACAGTTCCAAGATATTGACCCGGTAGCTTCTGAACTCCTATTGACCAAGCAGAGTTAACTGAGCTGCTATATGGATATGGTATCGCATTAAACAGGTTCGTATGAACGTAGTTGGAGTGAGTTATGTTGCTATCGACTGAGAATTTAAACTCAACCGTTCTGGTTAGCGACGGAAACGGCCCCTCAATATAATCATTAATACCGGAGAATGTCGCCATGTAAGTTTTCTCATCCAGTCGATACGTCGGCTCGGATACGTCAGAGTAATCGGTGCCACCATACTCACGAATACTGATTAGTGACGACGGCAATCCATAACATGACATCAAATATTTGACGCATTCTTCGGTGCCTTTGGTCTTGTAAAGACCCGGTAGGGTGACGAGAATACGATTCCAAATTGTTTGTAATCTTTGTTCGCCGGACATAGCGTTGTATGTTCCAGCGTTTAAACTGTTCAAATAAACATCATTCAAATCGAGATCACCAATAACGTCATCAACATTCCAACCAAAAGAATACAACATTTCTTTCAGTGTGTTGGTTGAAATACTGGACGCTAGGGTGTTTTGAACCTGACGTTCGATTGGCAAAGCGGCGATGTAAGTGTAAATGTTATCAAAATGATGACCTACCATCGACAAGAATGTTAAATATTCTTCGTTGTTAGTATCATTGAGAATATATTCGGGGGTGTTAGAAACCAAATAATCCCGGTTATTTTTATCGTATAAAGACGCCGAAACATCTTGAGTTGCGACGTAACTAGAACTTAAAAACGAAGCATCATCAAGTGAGTAGGAATATTTACCACTGCTAAACAAGTAAGATTCATACGCATCAAATGATTGTATCAAATCATTAATCTCGGCGTTAATCGTATTACTTTCTGATGTGTAATATGGATAAACGGTTGAACTAGATAGCGATGAAGCGTATCGATCATTCAATACCGACAAAGAAGAACTCAAAGTTGTCCAAGTTTTTACTTTGTTTTTGAAAATGTTTAATCGTGATTCGATGGATGAAAACACCACAAAGTTAGAGAAATCTGAAAAATCAGTATTTAGTTCTGACGCCGTTTTGTTAACGTAAATACCATTACTATCATCGTCGCTAATGGCTAGATCATCCGACGAATATAGTTTGTTAACGTTTTCTCTTGATACAAACCCACTTGGGGAACCAAAGTTAGCACCCGAAATTTTTATCGTCCTGTATAGAACTGGATTTCTTAGGATAGCCGTCATTACGAACGGCACCATGCTCATGTTGGAAACCCAACACAAACTTTTTTGAGATACGTCCGATGGTATTTCGGATGAAAGCTTCACTATTAAAGTCAATGGATCGGTTGGTGATTTTCGCTCGTCAATGTAATCGTGACTTAGAATTTGGAAATATTTGTTATTACCAAAGTTCAACGTGTTTTTCAAATACCCAAAATATTTTCGTTGATGACTTTCTTGTAGCGGATGTACGGCGGCTTCGTAGAAATATTTGAAAAAGAAGTCATATACAAATTGCCGAGCGCCTTTGTATTTTACACCTTGTTGATTTAGATATGGCTTAAATTGTTCATCCAATCTGACATTCAAAAATTCAGAAAACCGTAGTTCAATTGAATTGAAATCGGAAATAGAATCGATGGTTTGAAGTAAATAGTTGCTAAAATATGTACGAACTCCCTGAATTCTCGAAATTCTCGTAGGATCAAACCCATCATTTATTTGATCTTCGGTTAATACGGTATAACGAATTAAATCTTCGTACAGATTCTTTAAAAAGGTCAACACGGCACCATCGTCATTCAAAAAGAACATCGTCTTTAAAAACTCTATATCGGCTGTGTATAATGGATAAATGGTACGATAAATAGAATCGTATGGACATCTTTGTGTAACCGAAAGTAATACCGGAGCAACGTCCCGAGTTTGAAATTTCTTCAAACAAAACGCAGTATATGCAATATCGGTCGCCCCTTGAGGAACCAGTTTTATTTCGGTTCGATTAGATGAAATTTCTTTAACAGATATTGGTTGAGCACTTTTTCCTGCTAACTCTCTAACAAAGTTGTATGAAACTTTATAGCTACCTTCGACAATTCCGAAGTTATTTAGATCCGTAATTGGATCCACTAGAATTTTACTGTTTTTGTACTGGACAAACTCATTGATTAATTCTTGATAAGTGTAATCGTGTGAAACGTTTAAGTAGTCAAGATAAGTCAACGTAGTGGTTTTGTACTTCTTTTCCTCACCCAATACCATCCAATTAGTTAACTCATTGTCGTCAACATTGTAAGTAGAAACTTCAATTGCGTCGTTCGGGGAAAAACCAAACCAAACGTCAGCGCTTTGAGAAACATAGAACAGACTATTGTCCTGTTCACTCAGAATGGATCCTGAGTTAACGCTGCCGGTAAAATTTCCTATTACTGGATATGGCAATGACATAGTTTAAAATAAAGTTGCTGTCCGCTGATCAATTGGTATCGGTGAATACGGAAACTCATTACTGAAATCCGTGGCGGTTTTACCTTGACCCGCCTGAATTCGTAAAGTTAAGATGGTATCTCTAACCAATTGAATGTCCGCTTCGGTGGATGTTATTTCACTCTTGGCAATTAATGTATCAAGTTGATTGCTTAGAATTTGATTGCGTTGAGTTATTTCGTTGATTTGATCTATTATCTCCTGTGGTAGAGTACTGGCACTCCCCGTGGCTGATTGTGGTACGAATTCAGTAAACGTCGGGTTGTAAAACGATTGAATTTTTGAGTTGTTGTAATCGGAGTTAGCCATCGGAAAAGCAATAAAATGCTGCTGAAACATCGATGAAGACGGATTTAAAATCTCGTTGCCAACTTCATCGAAGTTGTAGCTGTAAGCCCCATTATTTTTAAAATTGGCTATCTGTGATGTAAAATCAAACATATTATCTCACTATCTTAAAGATGTCCCCGTGGTCAAATGTATAGACGCTTCCACTTTGTTCTGTCTTTATCAGGAGTTTAAAATATCTCTCCTGTGGTAAGCCGGTAGTATCAATTAGGAAATAATTTCCATTGATATCACAACTCACCTTAGTATAATTATCAAAGTCAAGAACAATTTGGTCGGTTTCATTATCTTTTATTGCATAGTAAGATGATGTTGGGAGATATAACGGTGTTAAGAATTGGGTAAACTGAGTGTGACGTTGGAAATTCTTGAATGGAAATTCTTGGCGAGCGAACACGTTTACTCTGACAATGTTGCCAGCCCTCATTGTCGGTTGTAAATTTTGAATAACCGTTACGAATGGAACTTTGAAATCGACTGGTAATATACTAGATGATTCGTATATGATGCTACTTGTCCAAGAATAGTTGCTCGTATAGAAAGTACCACTCAATTGAAAATTAACCAATGAACCAGCCTGATATCCAACATCCGTAAACATACCATTGAAACTGGCGCTGTTTGACGATGATATGATAAACGTTCCGATTGCCGTCCCATTGATGTATGTTCCGGTTGTCGTGGCGTAGCCATTTGGATCAAATTGAAGCGGAAGACTGGCGGTAAATCTGTTTCCGATCATACTTTGAGATGCCCACGAACCACTTAAAGTTCCGATCGCCTGATAGCCATTAACACTTGAAGTAAACAAGCTACCACTAAAAGCACCATCGAGAATTTGACCCGTAATAACGGATGAAGTAATTGATCCAGAAAAATATCCATTGACCGCATTGGCAGTGATATTTCCACCGGTACCAGTTGCTGATAGTAATCCACTTGCCGAGTAATTAACATCAGTCGAATAATTTGCTATACCAATGAAACTGCCCGATGCTCCGGTACCACCGACAGAACCGTTCGTTACAATACCACGATAACCAGCGGCAATGGTTGAAATTATTACACTACCAGTCGAAACCGTGCTCGTCACCCAAGTAGAATCGTCCCAACCAACATCCAATCTTGGTTGATAAATGGTATTGGAATCTTCACTAAAGAAATACAATCCCATATCCGATCCAGTAGCATTGTTTTCTTCACTTGAAATGAGAATGATTCCTTGATTTGGAATCGTTCCAGACAACCAAGAATTGACTATGTTAGTCACGTCCATTTTAATATCACCCACTTCATAATTGAACGATTGACTGGCAACTGAACTGGTGTACCAAGTACCACCGGGAGTAGCCCAACTACTACCAGAGTAATAGTCTCGGAAATTCCAACTGGCACCTTTTGAAGAACCACCATCCGATAAATATCCATTGCCCATCGTCCAACTTTGACTGATTGGATAAGCGTAAATGGTATATGTGAGTGGTAGATTTTCTTCCCTTGCTACATTCAACTGTAAATTAAAAGATGCCGATGTGATATCACCAGATGCAATGGCACTTGAAATTTCGGTCAAATCAAACTTCAACAGGGCTCGATTGAGATATTTTCTGGTCTCTGTGATTTTGGCAGATTGTGATATTGAATACGTTCCGGTTATGATACCCGTCGAAATACTACCAGAAAATCCGGTTACGTATCCATCAAATCCACCGGCACTACCCGAAAAATTACTGCCAGACAGAACGATCGAACTGGAGAATACTACACCAGCTACACTACCAGTTCCACTTGTAATTGATCCGGTGATGGATGCTGCCAAACCACGTAATGAACCGCTAGTAACCGTGCCCGTGAAGGAACTAACACAGAAATTGGAAGCACTCTCTTCGGTATAAGAAAACGAACGAGTAGCTACTGAAAATATGTTGGTCACATCTTTGGTGCCAACTTGCAGGATTTCGTCCAATCCGAAATTTTTATCGGCTAGATTGACCGTCGTATTTGTTATGAACGTGTCTTGTAATGGATAGATGAAATGGTGCATATTAAATGGTCGTGCCTTTGATGTCTTTGTCTGGATACTTGACTTCAAAAATGGACGGGTCTAACGACGGGTAAATTATGTCATTCTGAGTCGATGCGTCGATGTCATATTCAACCGGTGAATAGTTGTCACCATTTGATGTTAACGGCGTCAGATTCTTAATTACCAAAGAAACAACACTTTGAACACCTTCGACTTTAGCAATTTCCAAACGAAGATTGCTCAAATTAATTGACTGAGAAAATTCCCACTTGTTAATGTCAAAGAAATCTTGAACCGTAGCAATGGCGTTTTTCAATACTTCCTTCTTGTTATTACCCTTGAAAACGGTGATGACAAATTCCACTCCGATGTTAATTACATAACCATCAATGATGTTGACACCATCTGTTAACATACGATATCTACGAAGGTGAGTCATCAAATTTGTAACCAAGGCTTCATTTGGGGTCGTGAGATTCTTATTTTGATCATATGACAAAACATACAAATTTACAGCAAACGGATTGCTTCGGTCATATGCAATTTTTCGGAAATAGTTGTTGGTGTTGTTATTGACTACGGTCGCTTCATTTTTTTCATTCACCGAACCAACTAAAATCTGATTCTGGTTAACGTCCAAACTGTTGTAAGTGATAATTTGAACCTTTCCAATGGCTCCATATTTAGGTGGCATTGAATACACTCGGGTTAAATAATCTGATTGAGTCACTACCCGGTTTTGGGCGGCAAAAGCAGCAATGGCATTTTGACGAACTTCTTCATTGGATTCTGGGCCCATACCACCAACGGTTGGTTCTGCATTATTAACTCGTAGTGATGTCTTAACTGTATTTAGAATCAAAACTTCTTCGGGTGGTAATCCATCCGTAGTGTTATCCATTTCCGAAGAGTTAACATTGATTACTGAATTGGCGGGTGAATTTGAATCGAAACCACCACCAATGGCATAAGTAACGGTTAACGTCGTGTTGGACGGTGATAGACCATACGTGTCGTTTTTCAAAAAGTTAGATGGATCCAAAGACAAGTTAAGCGCACTTATATTGGATAATCCCACTCCGATTTGCTGTGAACTCAAATTGATTATTTCATCCGCAAATCCGTTGGTGCCAGCGCCGAACTCCAAATATGTTTTGTTGTCTTCGTCCACGGTCACTGTAAACCTACGGGAAGTTTTAATGTATTTCAGAATATAAGGTACCGAGCCTTGATACTGGGAAAGAACCCCTTCAAAAATAGATTCGTTTGGAACATCATACAAAACTGTTTCTTGTGCCAAGAAATCTACTTCATACCATTTGTTGTTATCCGAATCCTTTACGTCAATAATTTCCATGACGTTAGTTTCATCCAAATAAAGCTTCAAGAATGACTGAACTTCATTAACCGTAAACGTTTTTGTTACCAATTTACCAGAACGAATGTTGGTTGTTTTTTGAAGTAAAAAATAGGTTGGGACACCAGTGGAATCTCGTTGATAGACCGTAACAATTCTCGGTGATAGCTTTGTATTAACTCCAAAATTGATTGGTTCAGAAGTTAAAAACGATTCACCGGCGTTATTTGACACTTGCATGTTCTGTTTTATGCTCAACATGAACTTTTCGTCCGGAACATATTCACCATCTACGACAGTTGCCGGACAGATTTGAAAAACATCGATTTGTCCAACCGCACCCCGGGTTGGTTTTGGTTTGTATCCCAAATATCTCGCTAATGCGATGATGTTTTTTCGTTCTTGGGTGTTGTATAACAAACCTTCTTTGAAAATATAGTCGGTGTAATAGGAAAGAACATCACCAACATACGACGCCATTTCAATGAACATCATGCCCGGTGATGCTTCGTTGAAATCCTTATAAGTACTTGGGAAGTAATATTTTGCAAAGTTAATCAAACCTTCACGAAATTGTGAAAAGTCACGGTTCACATAGCGAACTTCTTTGCTTTTTGGTTGAAATGATTTGTTAGTTGTGTTTGCCATATTATGCCGTCACGTTGTCAACCGTAATACTTACCGTATCCGTCTGTTTTGTCATGTTTAACATGAACACAACAGCAAGTTGTAGCTTATAAATATCACGGTCTTGACTACTTTGGTCGCTTTTGTACAAATTTGATGTAACATCTATCACGGTGACGTTTGGAATCCACATAGAAATGTCTTCCCGTACTATGTTTACAGCAACATCGGGAAGCGTATCAATGCTCTGTTCAAACAAAAGCGTCCAAAGCCGGGAGCCAAACGTTGGTTGCATTCTTCGTTCACCAACCCTTGTGTTTAACAAGTTTATGATGTTTGATTTGACTTGTGTAAGAGTATCATATGACTGCTCGAAATAACCACTATTACTACCTCGTAATGGTAAAGTTATACCGATTGGAATTGGTTTTTCGGTTGCCATGTGTTATCCTTCAAACGAAACGTTTGGTGAATATCCACCACGCTTTTCTTTGCTTAGAGCCACAATACTTCTGAAATCCTTCTTGAATATGTTTTGTAGAGACGGTGGCAACTCTTCCACTGGAGCATCCAAAACCGATGGAAGTTCCGGGCTCGCCGATTCATTTACAATCTGTCTCAAGAAA